ATGGACGCCTCGATTGCGCCGGCCTCGCGGGCAGCGGTGGTCACGCCGAATGACAGTGCGATTGTCGGCGCGCGTGCGCTTTATATCGGCACGGCCGGCGATGTGGCGATTGCGCCGCGGCGCGACGTGGATCCTGTGATCTTCAGAAACGTGCCGGCCGGGACGATCCTGCCGGTGCATGCCGCGATCGTGGCGCTGACCGGGACGACGGCGTCGAATATCGTCGCGCTGTTCTGAGCTTTTAGACGCGGACCCATGGGCAGACCGAGCAAGTTCAGTCAGGCGCTGGCCGAGAAGATCTGCGATCGCATTGCCGACCGGGAAAGCCTGCGGTCGATCTGCCGGGACGAGACGATGCCGGCGAAATCCACCGTGCTCTCCTGGCTGGCGGACGAGGACAAGGCGGCGTTTCGGGCGCGTTATGCGCTGGCGCGTGAGATCCTCGCCGACGGCTTCGTCGACGAGCTGGTCGAGATTGCCGACGACAGCAGCAATGACTGGATCGAGAAGAAGAATGCGGCCGGCGAAACCACGGGCTGGCAGGAGAACGGCGAGGCGATCCGCCGCTCGCAGCTGCGCATCGCCACCCGCCAATGGGTGGCCGAGAAGCTCAGGCCGAAGAAATACGGCGCCAAGGCCGAGCCCGAACTGGGTGTCACCGGCGAAGTCTCGCAACTGCTGGAAGATATCAATGGCAAGACGCGCGGACTTCCAAACGGCGGTTGACCGGTTCTCCGACTGGCGCTGGCGGCTGAACAATCTCTACTGGATCACCGACAAGGCGGGCAAACGCGTCCGGTTCGAAATGAACCTGATGCAGATGACCTTCTTCGAGGAGATGCATTATCTCAACGTGCTGCTGAAGGCCCGCCAGCTGGGGCTGACCACTTTCATCCAGATCTTCATGCTCGATGCCTGCGTCTTCAACCGGGACATCAGGGCCGGCACCATCGCCCATACGCTCGGCGATGTGCAGACGATTTTCCGGGACAAGATCAAATATCCCTATGATAATCTGCCCGAAGGCATTCGCAACGCCGTGCCTGTCGTCAGGACCAACCAGACCGAACTGCTGCTCGCCAACAATTCGAGCATCCGCGTCGGCACCTCGCTACGTTCAGGAACGCTGCAGTATCTTCACATTTCGGAATATGGAAAGCTCTGCGCCAAATATCCCGACAAGGCGCGGGAGGTGCGCACCGGCGCGCTGAATACGGTGCAGGCCGGCCAGCTGGTTTTCGTCGAAAGCACGGCGGAAGGCCAGGAGGGGCATTTTTACTCGCTCTGCGAGGATGCCCAGGTCAAGCACCGCCAGGCGGCGAAGCTGACCGAGCTCGACTTCAAGTTCCATTTCTTCCCCTGGTGGAAGGAGCCGCATTATGCGATCGCGCCCGAGGGCGTCATCATCAGCGACGGTTTCGCCAAATATTTCCGCGAGCTTGCCGAGCAGGGCATCGAACTGACGGAGCCGCAGAAGGCCTGGTACGTCAAGAAGGCCGAGATCCAGCTCGGCGACATGAAGCGCGAATATCCCTCGACGCCGGCCGAAGCCTTCGAAGCCAGCGTCGAAGGCGCCTATTACGCCGATCAGATGGCGATGGCCGACGCCGAGGAGCGCATCGGGGTTTTCCCGCATGTCGACGGTTATCCCGTCCACACCATCTCCGATATCGGCATGGACGATGCCAACAGCGTCTGGCTGTTCCAGGTGCTGCCCGGCCGGGTGAGGATGATCGGCTATTTCGAGCATACCGGAACCGGCATGGACGGCATGCTCGACGAATTGGAGCGCCGCGCGGCCGACAATGGTTATGTCTATGGCGTCCACAACATGCCGCACGACATCAAGGTCAGGGAATGGACGCGCGGCGGCATGACCCGCATCGAAATCATGCTGAAAGAGGTGAGGGCGCGCGGCCTCGGCACGGTGCGCAAGGTCGAGCGCGCCTATGTCCATGACCGCATCAACGGCACCCGGCGCATATTGGCCAAGGTCGAGTTCGACCAGGCCGGCTGTGCCGACGGCATCAAATGCCTGCGCAATTACCGCAAGGACTGGGACGAGGATCTCGGCGTCTTCCGCGACGAGCCGCTGCACAACTGGGCCTCGCATGGGGCGGATGCTTTCGGCGGTCTCGCCATCATCTTCACCGGCCTGGCGCCGGAACCGCTGAAGCCCGAGCCCGAGCGGCTGCCGACCTTCCAGACGATGACCTTCAACGAATTTGCCGATGCCACCCCCAGATCTAGCGAGCGTGTTTGATGGAAGACGAGATAACGGCTTTTGAGGGCGGAGAGCGCTGGGATCCGGCAAAGGTCGGCGCCCATTGGCAGCAGGAACTCGAACGCGCGCAGCGCTATTTCAAGTCCTGGCATGACCGCTGCGTCAAGATCGAGAAGATCTATCTCGACCAGCAGTCGGATCAGACGAGCGCGGCCAAGCGCCGCTTTCCGATGCTCTGGGCAAACACCGCGGTGCTGCAGCCGGCCGTGTATGCCCGCGTGCCGCAGCCGGTCGTCGAGCGCCGCTTCAAGGATGCCGAGCCGGTGGCCCGCATCGCCTCGGAAATCGTCGAGCGCAATCTCGCCTATACCGGCGACGAGGCCGATATCGATTCGATCATGCGGGCGGTGCGCGACGATTTCCTGCTCTGCGCCCGCGGCACGGTGTGGCTGCGCTACGAGGCCGATTTCGAACCGCTCGACATGGGCGTGGCGCCGTCGGACCCGCCGGCGGGTGGCCTGCTCGGCGAGATGGGCGGCCCCTCCATGGAGGCGATCGCCGACGAGCGCGTCTGCATCGATTATGTCCACTGGTCGGATTTCCTGCACTCGCCGGCGCGCCGCTGGAAGGACGTCACCTGGGTGGCGCGGCGCGTGACGATGACCGAGGAGGAGATGGAAAAACGCTTCGGCCGTGAGGCGATGGCCTCGGGGGCGGCGCAGGCGGCAGCAGGCGGCAAGGGCGCCAGCCAGGCCGAGCGGGCCGAAAACGAGGGCAAGACCCATGTCTGGGAAATCTGGTGCAAGAGCGAGAATTACACCGTCTGGATCGCCGAGGGTTCGCCCGTGGCGCTCGAAGTCTCCGAGCCGCCGCTGGATCTCGCCCATTTCTGGCCTTGCCCGCGCCCGGCCTATGGCACGGTCTCGACCAGTTCGCTGATCCCGGTTCCCGATTACGTCTATTACCAGCAGCAATGCGACGAGATCGATCTTCTGACCAAGCGCATCAACAAACTGACCGACCAGCTGCGGCTGAAGGTGTTCTATCCCTCCGGCGACGGCGCGATCTCGCCGGCGATCGAAAAGGCGATGCGGCCTGACAATGACATGGTGATGGTGCCGATCCCGGAATGGGCGGCTTTCACCGACAAGGGCGGCTCGAAGGCGGTCGTGACTTTGCCGATCGACGAGGTGCAGAAGGTGATCGTCGCCTGCATGGCGGCGCGCAAGCAGCTGATCGAGGACGTCTACCAGATCACCGGCATATCCGACATCGTGCGTGGCGATACCCAGGCGTCGGAGACGGCGACGGCGCAGCGGATCAAGAGCCAGTGGGGCTCGATCCGCATTCGCGACCGCCAGGCCGAACTGGCCCGCTTTGCCCGCGATATCATCCGCCTTGCCGGCGAAATCATCTGCGACCAGTTCCAGCCGGAAACACTGATGCTGGTCAGCGGCATCAAGCTGCCGACGATGGCTCAGAAGCAGCAGGTCGAGATGCAGTTGCAGCAGATGCAGATGGCGGCGCAGCAGACGGCGATGCGGGCGCAGCAGATGGGCCAGCCGGCCCAGTCGTCCCCCGAAATGGCGCCGCCCGAACTGCCGCCGCAGCTGCAGCAGATGATGGGGCAGCCGACGATCGACGAGGTGGTGCAGCTCCTGCGCAATGACAGCATTCGCGGCTTCCAGATTGAGATCGAAACGGATTCGACGATCGAGCCCGACGAGGACGCCGAAAAGCAGCGGCGGATGGAATTCGTGCAGATGGTCGGCGGCTTCATGCAGCAGGCCGGCGCCATGGCGCAGCAGAGCCCGATGCTGGTGCCTGTTATGGTCGAAACACTGCTCTTTGCCGCCCGCGGCTTCCGCGCCGGCCGCCAGCTCGAAAGCATGCTGGAACAGGTGGGAGGCCAGCTCTCCCAGGCGGCGAGCGCGCCGAAGCCCGAGCCGCAGCCTTCGCCGGGCGAGATGCTCAAGCTGAAGACGGCTGAAGTGAAGGCGGGCGCCGAGCAGCGCAAGGCCGAGCTCGGTGTGGCGCAGGCTGAGATCGAGCATCGCGCCGCGGTCGAACAGGCGCGCGGCGAGATGGCGGCGCAGGCGATCGACCAGATGCGCGCCGCGCAGTCCCTCTACCCGGGAGCAACAGCATGAGAGAACGCTATTGCCGCGTCTGCGGCGGCTGGCACCAGCTCGACACCTGGCCGCACAACTGCCTGCCGGCGCAAAACCTGGCGCGCTCCGACCTGCCGGCGCCGCATTTCGTCAGCGACAGCATCGACATCCAGTCGATGCACGACGGCCGGCATTACACCTCGAAGGCCAAGCTGCGTTCCGCCTATCGGGCGGCCGGGGTGGTCGAGATCGGCAATGAAAAACCGCAGCCGATCGAAAAACCCAAAGCGGACCGGAAGGCGATCCGCAACGAATTGCGGCGGGTCTACGCCGAATACAATGCCTGACGCATGTCGCCCGGAAGTGTGCAGCGGTTCCGGGATAACGACATGCATAAAAGCTCTAACGGGCATCAATCCCCGAAATAGGAACTTTCCCCCATGGATATGGAAGACTTCAACGAGGCCGGCAACGGCAGCGACGATTTTGATGCGTCCGGCGACAATTCAGTCAATGATGGGCCGGTCAGCATCCGCGACAGCCTGAAGGCAGCGATCGACACCGTCGAAGGCCAGGCGGACGATATCCCGGCCCGGCCGCGCGACGGCGAGAACGGCCGCTTCCTCGCCAAGGGGCAGGAGCAGGCCGCCGCCCAGCAGACGCCGCAGGCACAGAGCCGGGAGCAGGGCGGCGAACAGCCGGCCGCCATCGGCAACCGGGTTCCGCCCGGCTGGTCGGCGGAGGCCAAGGCGCAGTTTTCAAGCCTGCCGAACGAGGTGCAGGCGGCGATCGCCAAGCGGGAACAGGAGGTCGATCGCGGCTTCCGCGTCCTGCAGGATTACAAGGGGCTGGAGGAATTCACCCCGATCGTCCGCCGGGCCGGCATGACCCATGCCGATGTCATGCGCCGGGCGATCGACTGGGAAAACGCGCTGATCCGCGATCCCGTCAACACCGTCCTCCACGTCGCCAAGGTGGCAGGCGTCAATCTTCACGCCCTGGTCAATGGGCAGACGGGAGAGGCCCTGCAGCGCCAGCAGGCGGGGCGTGAGCTCCAGCGCCAGGCCGGGCCGGTCAATGTCGAGGCCACGGTCGAACATGTTTTGCGCAAGAGAGACACCGAAACTCAAGTCGATGCCTTTCTTTCCGATCCGGCCAATGCGCATGCCGAAGACGTTCTCGACGACATGGTCGCCCTCATCAATGCGGGGCGGGCATCGACCCTTCAGGACGCCTACGACGCCGCATGCTGGATGCGTCCGGACATTCGCCAGCAGTTGATCAGCCAGACTGCACCGGCCTTCGTCCGAGAACAGCATGCCCAGAGGGCCGCAGCGGCAGATCAAGCCCGCCGTGCCTCGCGATCCATCTCTGGCTCTTCCGCCCCGGGCCCGACCCGCGATGCGACAAGGGGCCAGCCCACCTCCATCCGCGACTCGCTGCGCGACGCCATGCGTTTTTCGCGCGGCCAAGTCTGATCAAAGGCCAAGTCTGATCAAAGGAATGATCTATGCCCATTTCGCCCAACCTCTCTGAAATCGTCACCACGACCCTGCGCAACCGCAGCGGCACGGTCGCCGACGACGTGACGAAGAACAACGGTCTTCTCACCCGTCTCAACAGCCGCGGCCGCAAGAAGCCGGTTTCCGGCGGCCGCACCATCGTCCAGGAACTGCAGTACCAGGAAAACAGCACCTTCAAGCGCTATTCCGGCTACGATATCCTGAACGTGCAGCCCTCCGACGTCATCACCGCCGCCGAATACGACCTGAAGCAGGCGGCGGTCGCCGTCTCCATGTCCGGCCTCGAACAGCTGCAGAACTCCGGCGAGGATGCGATCCTCGACCTGCTGGAGCAGCGCATCGAGAATGCCGAGACGACGCTGAAGAACAATATCGCGCTCGACTGCTATTCCGACGGCACGGCCGATGGCGGCCGGCAGATCGGCGGCCTGCAGCTGCTGATCTCGACCTCGCCGACTTCGGGCACGGTCGGCGGCATCTCGCGCGCCACCTGGGGTTTCTGGCGCAACCAGAAATTCTCGGCCTCGGCCGATGGCGGCGCGACCGCCACCAACGCCAACATCCAGAGCTACATGAACCGGCTCTATATGTCCTGCGTGCGCGGTTCCGATGCCCCCGATCTCGTCGTCGCCGACAACAACTTCTTCCGCCTCTACTGGGAATCGCTGCAGGCGATCCAGCGCATCACCTCCGCCGACAAGGGCATGGCCGGCTTCCAGTCGCTGCAATACATGGGCGCCGACGTGATCTTCGACGGCGGCTTCGGCGGCGGCGCGCCTTCCAACCAGATGTTCTTCCTGAACACGAAATACCTGTTCTACCGCCCGCACCGCGACCGCGACATGGCCCCGATCGGCGACGAACGCATGAACACCAATCAGGATGCCTTCGTGCAGCTGATGGGTTTTGCCGGCAACCTCACCATGAACAACGCCTTCCTGCAGGGCGTGCTGTTCGCCTGATCGAACGAAAGGAACAAGCAAATGTCGATCGCAACCATCCAGTCCGATCGTCTTGGCGCGAACCCGTTCGTCGTCGAAGGCCCGATCGTCTCCGGCTCCGGTATTCCCGGGCCGAACTTCGCCCTCGGGGCGGTTGCCGGCGGCGACCGTGAAGCCGAATGGGTCTATTGCCAGCTGGTGCTGGCCGCGCCGACGACCCTTCAGCCCGGTCAGTGGTTCCAGTGGAACAAGGATTATGTCGCTTCGCTGCTGACCACGGCCGGCGCCGTCGTCGGCCAGCGCTGCGGCGTCTTTTCCGGTGCCGCCCAGCCGCCGACGCTGACCGGCGGCCCGGTTGGCGCCATCACCCTTGCCGCCGGCACCTATTACCTCTGGCTGCAGCGCAACGGCCAGGCGCCGTCGCAGGTGGCGAGCGCAACGCCGGCCCTCGTCGTTGCCGAAACCACCACCACCGCAGGCCAGGCAAGCGCCCCGGCCTCGGCCACCGCCACCACCAAGGCGATCGCCAACGTCAACTTCGCCGCCGCCAACCAGACGTTTATGGCCAACACCGTCAACGGCTCCAGCCTGCTGACCGGTCTCGCCGGCCTAAGCGCCGGTTCCGGCCCGTTCATCGGCGCGGCCGTCGCCGGCACGGGTATATCAGGCGGCACGACGATTGCGGGCATCACCTACAGCCCGAACGGCGTCGTCCAGAGCATCACGCTCTCGGCCAATGCGACGGCCAACGGCACGGGCGTCACCATCACGGCGACCGGCGTGCTCGAGGCGACACTGATGCGGCCGTTTCTGTCGAAGGTGAATTAAGCCAATCGACGGGCGTTTCGGCGCCCGTTTCTCCGACTTCTCATGCGTGGCGTGCCCCTCATCCGCCTGCCGGCACCTTCTCCCCGGAAACGGGGCGAAGGGGTTATGCCGCGAGCTCTCCGTTCCCACTGATCCCTGGAAGGGCACGTCCCCTCTCCCCGTTTTTACGGGGAGAGGGTTAGGGTGAGGGGCAGCCATCGCCACGGATATTAGAGCAGGCGTGTCCCGCGCGCCTATCCCCATTCCCCGCCATCAACAGCGAGACCAGCACATGCCCGACAACACCGGAATCTACGCCTCCTTCAGCCTCGAACCGGTCGAACAGACCTTTCTGACCGAGAAAGAGGGCCGGCCGATCTTTGCCGACAAGGAATTCGTCCGCATCTTCATCGCCGGCGACAAGCACACCGAAGTCTATCGCGAGGTGACCGACAACGACAAAATCCGCTTCGCCGACGCCTATAAGCGCTTCAAGGAGGGTGCCGCCGCCCGCGAGCAGCTGACCGGCACGCCGCTGGCGCAATGGCCCTATTTGAAGCCCAGCCAGATCAAGGAGCTGGAGGCGGTCAATATCTATACCGTCGAGCAGCTGGCGGCGCTTTCCGACTCCGCCAAGCAGAAGATCGGCATGGGCGCCAACGAGCTGACCGCCGCCGCCCGCGCCTATCTCGCCACCGCCGAAAACTCCAGCGCCGCATCCGCCTTCGCCGCTGAAAACGAGCGGCTGAAGGACGAGGTGAGCCGCCTGCAGGCGCAGATGAAGGAGATGGCCGCGCGGTTCGAGGCGCTCGAAAAGGAAGGCGAGGGCGGCAAGAGCCGCAGCCGGCCGGCGGCCTGACGAAGCGCTGACGCAAGCCGCCCCCTCATCCGCCCTACGGGCACCTTCTCCCCAAGGGGAGAAGAGATTCGCGGCGACGTCTCGATTCTCCCTTCGCCCCTCGGGGAGAAGGTGCCCGTAGGGCGGATGAGGGGGGCCACGCGGCACAACCCTCAAGCAAATCACCGCCACGCCAACCGCTCTGAACCGGAGACCCCCTGCATGTCGCTCCTGACCATCATTCAGAACGTCTGCGCAGAGATCGACCTCGATCCGCCGACGGCCGTCATGTCCTCGGCGGATCCGCAGATCATGCAGCTGCGCATCCTCTCCACCCGCGCCGGCCGCGACCTGATGCGGGCGCATGACTGGTCGGCGCTGATGCTGCGGCGGCAATTCCAGGCGACCGGCGCCAACCCGGAGCCGGACGAGCCGCCCGGCGACTGGGACCGCTTCGCCGCCAATGCCAGGATCTGGAACGTCTCGCGCCTCTGGTCGCTCAACGGCCCGGTGGAGCCGCAGAGCTGGCAGCGCCAGACCATCCTCAATGCCAACCCGGTGCCGCAGATCTGGCGCATGGCCGGCGGCAAGCTCGACATCTACCCGAATGTTGCCGGCGAGACGATGGAATATGCCTATATCTCCGGCTTCTGGGTGGCGCTGAATGGCGGCCCGACCACCGCCGGCAACTGGGCCAACGACACCGATACGGCCCGCTTTCCCGAAGAGCTTCTCGAACTCTCGCTGATCTGGCGCTGGAAGCGGGCCAAGGGCCTCGACTATGGCGAGGAGCTCGCCAGCTTCGAACGAACCAAGGAAGCCGCCATCGGCGCCGACCGCGCCGCAAGCCCTGTCGACCTCGCGCTGCCGGCGCGGGGACAGCTCGAGAATTACTGGCCCGGCACGATCACGGTTGAGACCCCATGACCCGCACACCTTTTCCCCCGAACGGCCGCACCCGCCGGGTTTCGCCAGGCAAAGACTGGATCGCGCCGATCGGCGGCTGGCGAACCGATGTCGAGATGGCCGACATGCCCGAGGACGCGGCCTTCCAGCTCGACAATTTCTTTCCCGAGGCAAACCGGGTGCGCGCCCGCTACGGTTTCCTCGCCTTTTCCACCGGTCTCGGCGCCGACGTGCAGACGGTCATTCCCTATTCCGGCGTGACCAACCGGCTGTTTGCCGCCGCCGGCGACAAGATCTTCGACGTCACGGTGGGCGGTGCTGCCGGCGCGCCCGTCGTCTCGGGCCTTGCCAGCGCCCATTGGTCGGTGCAGCAATATACCAACCCGGCCGGCCAGGAATTCCTGCGCCTCGTCAACGGCCTCGACACGCCGCTGATCTTCAACGGCACGTCCTGGACGAATAATTTCCTGGTGGGCACGGCGGCACTCGCTACCCAGAATGTCGCCGTGCGCAACACGGCCTATACGCTGAGCTTCTTCGGCACCGGCTCGGTCACGCTGTCGGGCGCCTTTTCGGGCAGCTTGAACGGCACCGGCGCCGGCAACCGCGTGTCGCTCTCCTTCACGCCAGCGGCCGGCACGCTTGTCGTCACCGTGACGGGAACGGTCACCAATGCGCAGCTCGAAAAGGGCGCGGCCGCCACGCCCTATGTCGCCTCGACGATGATAACAGGCATATCCGACGCCGCGCTGCTTGCCGCCGTCACCGCCTATCGCTCGCGCCTGTGGTTCATCGAGAAGAACTCGACCAATGTCTGGTACCTCGCGACCGACGCCGTCAGCGGCGCGGCCACCGTTCTGCCGGTCGGCGGCAACATGAAATATGGCGGCACGCTGGTGGCGATCAATGTCTGGACGATCCCGGTTGCGACAGGCCTGCAGCAGTGCCTGGTGCTGATCTCCTCGGAGGGCGAGGTGATCGTCTTCCAGGGATCCGACCCTTCGAGCGCGGCGAATTGGGGCCTGATCGGCACCTTCAAGCTCGGCCGGCCGCTCGGCAGCGACCGCTGCCTGCTCTCGGTTGGCGCGGATCTCGCGATCATGACGACGGACGGGATCGTGCCGATCACCAAGGCGGTGCAGCTCGATCGCGGCGCCACCAGCCTCGGGGCGATCACCGCAAGAATTGGCCCGACCTGGCGCGAGACGGTGGCGGCGGCCGGCACGAGCTCGCAGGAGTGGCAGCTTTCGAGCTTTCCGGCGCGCCAGATGGCGATCGTCAACCTGCCGTCCTCCTACGGCCCCTATCAATATGTCATGAACACCGAGACCGGCGCCTGGTGCCGCTTCGTCGGCATGCCCGCCTCCTGCTGGGCGACATGGCAGGACCGGCTGTTCTTCGGCGCCGCCGACGGCACGCTTTACGAGGCGGAAGTCGGGGCGAACGACAATGGCGCGGCGATCGACGCGCTGATGGTCGGCGCCTGGAGCCGCTTCGGCGATGGGCTCTCGACCAAACTGTCGAAGCTGATCGGCGTGACGGCGCAGATCGGCGTTTCGACGCTGATGTATGGCGGCATTTCGGTCGACTACCAGACCAAGGTGCCGACCGCACTGCTGTCGTCGGTCGAGAACAATGCGGCGGCGAAATGGGGAACGGCGGTCTGGGGTGTCGCGAAATTCCCCGGCATTTCGCTGGTGCGCAAATTCGCCTCCGCCGGCGGCGCCGGTTCGGCGCTTGCGCCGACGATCCGGGCGCTGATCTCCGGCTCGTCGGGCTCCGTCTCGGAAGCCGCGGTCGTCGGCGGCTCGGTGCTCTACGAAAGGGGCGCGCCGATTTGATCGTCAGCGAACCCAGCGCCGAGATCGCCGCCTGGGTCGGAGCCAGGATCGGCGTGGAATTTCACCCGCCCTATACGGCCCTTGCCCATGTCGACCGCGGCCGGATCATCGCCGGCTTCGTCTTCAACGTCTGGACCGGGCACGATGTCGAGATCTCGCTCGCCGCCGACCGGCTGTCGCTGACGCTGATGCGGGCGGTGTTCGACTATGTCACCCGCCAGCTCGGCTGCCGCCGCGCCACCTGCCGCACCCGCGCCGACAACAGCAACGCGCAGACGCTGCTTGGCCGACTCGGCGCGGAGCCGGAAGGCCGCCAGCGCTTCTATTTCGGCGATTGCGACGGCCTGCTTTACGGAATCATCAAAGAGGATTTTCCCTATGGTCTCCACGCCAAAGGCCCCGAAGGCGCCTGATCCGACCCAGACCGCAGCGGCGCAGACGGCGACCAATGTCGACACCGCCATTGCCAATGCCGGCCTCAGCCACACCAATCAATATACGCCGGATGGCTCGCTGGAATACAAGGTCACCGGCTACCAGACGATGAAGGATCAGAACGGCAAGAGCTACCAGCTGCCGACCTATTCCGCCTATCAGACCTATTCGCCCGAGAACCAGGCGATCTACGACCAGACGCAGCAGACGCAGCTCGGCCTTGCCAGGCTCGCCAACGACCAGACCGGCAAAATATCGGGCATCCTCGGCACCAATGTCGATCTCAGCGCCGGCAATGTCGACAAATATGTCAATAATCACTGGCAGTCCGGCTTCAACAACCAGTGGGACCGCGACCAGGCGAGCCTCGAGCAGAGCCTGGCCGACAAGGGCATCTCGATGGGTTCGGCGGCCTACGACAACGCCATGCGCGATTTTTCGACCCGCAAGCAGGCCGCCTCCGACCAATATCTCGGCGACATGTATTCGAATGCGCAGAATTCGATCCTGACCGAGCGCAACCAGCCGCTGAACGAGATTTCGGCGCTGATGTCGGGCTCGCAGGTGCATCAGCCGAGCTACGTCAACACGCCGACGACGCAGCTGCCGACCGTCGACCAGGCTGGTCTGATCAATGAAAACTTCAACCAGAAGATGGGTCTCTACGACCGGCAGGTCGCCCAATCGAACGCCGCAATGGGCGGCCTCTTCGGCCTCGGCTCCTCGCTGCTCGGCGGCTGGGCGATGAAATCCGACCGGCGGCTGAAGGAAGACATCAGACGCGTCGGCACGCTGGAGAACGGCCTGCCGGTCTACGCCTTCCGCTACAAGGAGGGCGGCCCGACCCAGCTCGGCCTGATGTCCGACGATGTGCGCAAGACCCATCCGGACGCCGTGGTCGAACACGCCGATGGCTTCGACCGCGTCGATTACGAAAGGGCGGTGGCATGATGGACTTCCTCTTTAGCGGCGATACCGGCAAGACGCAGGACGAGATCACCGACAAGCGCAAGCGGCTGGCTTACGCCATGCTGGAGCAGGGCATGGATACGAGCCCGGTGCAATCGCCGTGGCAAGGGGTGGCGCGATTGGCGGAAGGCGGGCTCGGCGGTCTGGCGCTCCACCAGCAGAAGCAGGCGCAGCAGCCGGGAGCCGATGCAGGGACCGGCACGCCGGCGGCCGCGTCTTCCGCACCCGCGCCCTTTCCCGGCTTCCTGTCGCTGCTCTTCGGGGGCAAGCCGATGAAGCCGGCCGGCGGCTGAAGCATCCTCCACCGATAGAAGGACGGCCGCCCGATCTGGATCGGCCTCGTGTCCGACGATCTACACAAGATTCATCCCGACGCAGTGTTCGACCAAGCAAACGGCTTCGACCGCGTCGACTACGAAAGGGCAGTGGTATGATCCCAACCAATTTCGGCGGCAATACCGGCAAGACACAGGAAGACCTCAGCGACGAGCGCAAGCGGCTGGCTTACGCCATGCTGCAGCAGGGCATGGATACAGGCCCGGTCAAATCCCCCTGGGAAGGGGCCGCGCGTCTCGTCCAGGCGCTGATGGGCGGGCTGGCGATCCGCAGGCAGGAGCAGCAGGCGGCAGCCGGCGAGCCTGGCAACGACAACTTCCCGCCGCTGCCTGACAACCCGCCCATTCCCGGCGAGAGACCCCTTTATCCGGATCCGACGGCGGCGGAGGATCGTCCCGGAGAGCCTGCGGCCCCGGCCGCTCAGCCTGGCGCCGGCCTGTTCGCGCCATTGCCTGACAACCCGCCCGTTTCTACGCCCAAACCCTATCGTGATCCGCTAGTCACGACCGACTATCGCCGTGAGCAGCCGATCGCAGGGGATCAGCCGGGCGAAAATGCCGTCCCTGCGCCGCCGGCCAACGTGGCCATTTCGACGCCGGGGCCGGAATATCCCGATTCGCAGATGACAACCGACGAGCGCCGCCAACAGCCCGCGGCGCCGGCTGCCGGCGGCGGTGCTGCCGGATCCGCCAATGATGGCGGCGAGCTTAAAACCATTCTGTCCGATCCCGTTCGTCGCGCCGAGCTGCCGCCCGGCATGCGCAACAACAATCCCACCAATCTAAAGTACGCCGGGCAGCGTAGGCCGGGGATCATCGGCCCCTCCGAGAACACCGACCAGGGCGATCCGCAAGTCCTCTATGCCACACCGGAAGCGGGCATGGAGCACAAT